ACCTGTAGTTGTAATAGCAGATGAGCCATTGTTTATAGCTCCAAAGCCACTTGTAATGCTACCTGCGTTTAGTGCTCCTACAGTTGTAACATTAGAAAGTGTATCAAGGGCAGACTCAAAGTAAGTTTCAAAGTCTGTCAAGGCAACTTGTACCATAGTACCGTTGTCATTTACTACTACTCTATCAGCATCTGCAAGTGTAGTAGATGTAGCAGATGTATTACCATCTACAATATTTAATTCTGTAACTGTTGATGTAATCCCATCAAGTGCATTTATTTCTGCTGCAGTTGCGGTAACCCCATCAAGAATGTTTAGTTCGGCTGCAGTACTAGTAACTCCATCTAATATGTTTAACTCTGCTGCAGTTGATGTAACTCCATCAAGTATATTAAGTTCAGCAGTGGTTGCAGTAACTCCGTCAAGTATGTTTAGCTCGGCAGTAGTTGAAGTAACTCCGTCAAGAATATTTAATTCTGCTGTGGTTGAAGTAACACCATCAAGTATATTCAGTTCTGCTGTAGTTGATGTGACACCATCTAGAATATTTAATTCTGCAGCAGTACTTGTTACTCCGTCTAAAATATTTAACTCAGCAGCAGTTGAAGTTACTGTTGTACCATCAAGAGCAAGAGTATCTATTTCAGCAGTACCATCTATAAAAATATTTCTCCACTGTTGTGAAGAACTACCTAGGTCATAAGTGTCATCGTCATCAGGAATAATACTTGAGTCTATATCAGCTCCAAAGACTACGTTATCAGTAGCAGCATCACCCATAGTAATAGTGCCACCATTAAAAGTAGTCGTACCAGTTACTGTTAAGTTACCACCTACAGCAACATTACCTGTTGTAGTTATGCTATCTATAAATGCATCTTTGAAGTATAAAGAACTTGTACCTATGTCAACATCACTATCTGTAACAGGTACTAAAGCACCATCTTGTACTCTTATTTGTTCTACTGCTGAAGATGAAACTTCTACATAAAATCCTAATCTATTATTTGTACTGTCAACTTCTATTTTGTTTAAAAAGTCTAAGTCACCAATCTTAAATATGTTACCACCTTGTCCAGCACTACCATCGTGTCTGTGACCTGTAGAACTTGCACTACTGGATGAGTAGGCAAATGCGTTTACTAATTGATTGTACTCGTTATTAAATAACGCAGCAGTAATAGTATCCCCATCACTGAATGAACTTTGTCTAGTGTAGTTTTGAGCCATTTATTATCTCCTTCCTGACGGTACGTAGTCTATGTACAAACCGTTTATAATGTACGGTTGATTTGTGTTCTTTGTAAAAATACTAAAATTATTACTATGTCCACTTCCTGTTAATGCTGTTCTCACTGTTGGATGTTCTCCTGCACCAAAAGTATTAGTATCAAATACAGCACTACCAAAGAGTGACGGTAACGGTACAGTTCCTAAACTAATATCAGCAGGTTGTGGTGTATCCGTACTTTCAAAATCGTATCTAACCCTAATTGTTGGTGTAGCATCATTCTCTGGACTAAAAGATATTTTTAGATACTGTAAAGTTTTTAACATACCTAAATCACCGTAATCAATGTCAGGTGTTGTATACTGAGCATCTATATCGCTTTCAGTTCCTGCAGGGTTAAATGAGTTACCTGTATCATGGTTGTAAACATACCCTGCAAAATCACCATGAAATGCTTTTTCAACTCCAGTGTTTGTAAAACCAGAAGTAACTGCCGGAGCTTCGATACCTCTTGTTTCTGACCACTGCCAACCTTCAGGTCTTAGTGTTCCTATAATTCCTTCTTGTATTAAATCACTTTGACTAGACTTACCGTAATATAATCTGTACTGTGACTTATCTCTTAATACGACACTACTAATTGTAAAAGTGTCAATGTTATCTGCTATTTGTTTTATCTGTGGCTGTATAGCTTTACTTATTGTGCCTAACTCCACATCTCCAATTCTTGCTGTACCAGCAACTGTTCTTAATCCATCTGGAGCTAAGAAGATTAGGTCACCACCAAATTCCTGAATACTCTGTCCATCTAAACAACCCACGTTTTTAGTAACTGGTACAACTTGTAGAGCTGATGAGTTGTCAACATTTTGTAATTTAAAGATAGAGTTTTTACAAAATATAAATAATTCGTTACGGAAACTTTTAAGACCTACTATCTGGTCTTCTAATGTTATTGAGACTCCACCAGTAAAATCATCTATGTCATTAACAGCACTTATGTAAACTGTGTTTGGTGTTGACGGGTCTCCTGCAACTACTAAGCGTCTTCCGTGTATTGTACAAAACTTTGCAGTTGTACTACCGCTTATTGTTATCTGACTAGCAAAAAATGTTCTGTTAGTAATATCTGAATCTGTACCAGTCATTTTAAATAAAAATGGTTTATTACTACCACTTGCATCTGTCATAACTAGGTCACCATAAACAGATGTACCTTCATATAATGCAAAACTATACTGAGCTGGTGATGTTAAACTAAGTGCACTTCTACCTGTAAATGCAGTGTGATTATCACCACTACTTGCTACACTTGCTTTATTTATTTGTAACCAACTAGTTCCAGTTTGACTAAAATAAATATTGCTACCACCTGCAGCTATTACTCCATCAGCATAAACAAACAATCCATATATCTGATTAGAAGAGTTAGGTCTAGCAGAACTACCACCACCAAATAAACTATAACCGTTTATTCTTCTGTAACCACCCTCTACAGCAACTTCAAAGTTTCTTAGTGTAGTTGCTACTCCGGGAGCTTTGAATAAGTCAAAACGATTAGCACTATCTACTAATCCTCCTGAACATGCAAAACCGTATGGTTGACTTCTAGCCATTTATTCTTCTAAAGTTTCAATTCTTGATTTTAAATCTTCAATTTGTTTTTGTTGTTCTTGCATACCTTTTATAAGAGGAGTTACAAGTTTTGAATAATCTATTGAATACCACTCTCCCTCTAATTCTGGTGCAGATACAGCCTGTGGAAATACTTCTTCAACTTCTTGAGATATAAGACCATCTGCTTTTTCTCCAGATGATTTCCATTCAAATTCAACAGGTTTTAAATTATTTATTATTTCTAAACCTTTAGCCTCTCCAGTAACATTTTTTAATCTTGCATCAGACGATGTATTATAAGAAGTAGCAGAGCCACTAGTATTTATTGTCCCAACAATTCCGTTTGTATTCCAAAAAGCTACTATAGTAGAGTTACTTGTACTGTTAACAAAAGTGTTAATAGCATGTTCTCCTGAATCTCTTGTAACATCAAATCTTGCTGGTGTACTTTGTGAAGAAGTTTTATTTAAAAGAAGTCTGCCATTAGTTTCAATACGCATAGCTTCTGCTGCATCTGTACCAAACCTCATAGCATTATCACTATGCTGATAAACTATGTAACCTGCTAAATTACTTCCTGAGTCTCCAAAATAAAGATTTGTCTGTCCACTTCCAGCACTATCGTATATTTGTATTTTTGGATTAGTGCCTCCTACAACTAAGTGATAATTAGGGTCAGTTTTACCGATTCCTACTCTGCCAGTGCTCGTAACACGCATAACTTCTGTTAAAGCTATGCTGCCTGATTGGTTAGTTGCTCCTGTTGTAAATCTAAAATCTGAACCGTGCCCAGAGCCGTCAAAAGCTCCTGACGCAGCGATATCTAATTTAGCTATTGTTCCTGCCGAACCTGTACTGCCATCTGAACTTTCTACTTCTATAACACCTAAAGATTGGTCTGCAACTATAGAGGTGTCTGTATTTTTTAAATTTATTTTTGGAGCAGTAGTGCCAACTTCTACATCACCACTAAATGTAGTGTTTTCAGAGCTATCAATAGTTATTGCAGTAGCGTTACTACTATCTGCTATTCCGGGAGTACTAGATAATTCTACAGGTATTTTAGTTGTCATTTATATCTCCTAAAAATATAATCTATCATCTGACATATATTTTGGTTGTGGATTTATCAGATTAGACTTCATTTGCTTCATGCCTTTTTTATAATCTTCTAATGCAAAAGCAGCCTGTTGAGGACTTTCTTTAAACTGCCAAACATAATATCTAGCTCTAGCTGTTATTACATTTGCATATTGGTCTGGTAGAACTATAGTGTCACTAAACGCTGATAGTTCTGTTGGCTTGTTGTAGCCATAAAAATGTACGTTGTAAACTTTGTCAGGTATAGGACTTAGCCCAAACTTTCTATGGTCTGGACTACGTATTACATAAACAGGCTCTCCATAAGCTTGAGTTGATGCATCATCACTATTCTCACTATCTCTGTAATACCTAGTCCACTCATCTAATGTTAAAAATCTTAACCCTTTCGAAACAAACGGTGCTGATTCTCCAGACACACTAATAGTTGTGATGTAAAAATCATCCCAATCTATTGATGCAAAGTCTGAAGTAATATCACTACTACCCTCTTTTAACAGATACCATCTAGTACCTGCAGTAGTTGCTACAGTTGTATTACCATAAAAAGGGTCTGTCTCACCACTAGCACCTGCCGAAAAGAAAGGTAACTGGG